AGGAATTGAAGTTACAAACGTCGATGGCTCTTTAAGAAGTGCATCTGATGTTATGATGGATGTTGCTGATATTTTCCAAACTCTTGAAGACGGAGCATTGAAATCAGCGATTGCTACTAAGCTATTCGGCAAGGCTGGAGTCGAAATGATTCCAATGCTGAATGAAGGTCGTCAAGCAATTTCTGATATGCAAGTTGTGATTGATGCACAATTTGCAAAGGCTGCTGATAAATTCAACGATAAGTTAGTCGATATGGGAAATGGGATGAAATCCATTTTTGTAGCGATTGGTCCTAGTTTATTTAAGTTCTTTGATGATTTATCAGGTGCATTCAAAAAAGTAGACTCAGATGGTTCTGCCGCAAATCTATTATTCAAGGCATTCCAAGATACATTAACAATCATCGTTGCGACAGCGGCAGGAGTTGTTGGCGTTCTCAATGCTCTAGGAGCATCTTTGACTGGTCTTGCCACTGCGGCTGGTCAGGTTAGTGCTGGTGATTTTGCAGGAGCAATGGCAACTCTTGGAGACACAACCAGTAAAGTAGGAAATCAATTCGAACTAACAAAAAATCAAGTTACTGGATTTCTAGCTGAATTGAATGCTGTAAAGGCGATTACAGGTGGTGGAATTGAAACTCAAATTACTGGCAGAATAACTCCTAATCTCGGAGACAACGAGGCAAGGACGGAAGCATATAAAAAACTTGGTGGTGCAATTCGTGAAACAACTATTGATCAAAGCAAATTCAATGATGCTTTTGCTGGTGGTGGTGGAGTCAATAAATTCAAGCAATTCTTGATTGATCAACAGGCGGCGATTGATTTGTTGGCTCTCGAAGGTCAGCAAGTAAACATGACTGCATCTGAATATAAGATGCTGACTGAAGAAAAGAAATTTGACGCTGAAGTTGCAAAACTTTTAGAAGAACAATCGGGTGCAAATGCAACTGCATTTCTAGCTGAAGCTGAAGCAATCAAAAAACAAAAAATGGAACTTATATCTGCGAACGAATATTATAAACAATCTATTGAAGGTGGCTTCATGGAAGGTTTGCAAAAAATTCGCGAAAAGACAATGAATGTCGGCGGTCAAATTTCCGATGCAATGACAAATGCTTTTTCAGGCATGGAAGATGCACTTGTCAGCTTTGTCATGACAGGCAAAGCAGATTTCAAATCACTCGCTAACTCGATTATCTCCGATCTGATCCGAATCCAAATCCGCTCTATGCTTGGTGGAATGTTTGGCGGTGGTGGTGGCTTCAATCTTGGCTCATTGTTTGGCATGGGTGGTGGCGGTGGGCAATTTTCATTCGGTGCTGGCGGTTACACAGGTATGGGGCCGTTCATGGCTAAGGGTGGCCCAGTCTCTGCGAACAGCCCGTATATTGTCGGAGAGAGAGGCCCAGAACTATTTATGCCCGGCAGCAGTGGCTCTATCGTCCCTAATAATGCTCTTGGTGGTAACTCAGGTGGTGGTGTGACTATCAACCAGACAATTAATATTTCAACAGGCGTTCAGCAGACTGTTCGTGCTGAAATTCAACAGTTGTTGCCGCAAATCTCGAATGCCGCTAAGAATGCTATCCTTGATACAAAACGTCGAGGCGGTCAGTTTGCAAATGCGTTCGGGGGATAAGACATGGCAATAACATATCCTCTAGCATTACCGACAGTTACAGGCATTGCTCAGATTACATTGACTGCTCGAAATTCTGTCGCTGTAACCAGTTCACCGTTTACGTTCAAACAACAAATTCTTCAGCATCAGGGTTCTCGATGGGAAGCAACTATCACACTGCCTCCAATGCAAAGAGCAAATGCAGAAACTTGGATTAGTTTTTTAATTTCTCTTTACGGTCAATATGGAACTTTTCTTCTCGGTGATCCAATAGGTGCAACTGCTAGAGGATCGGCTGCTACAACGCCCGGCACTCCGTTGGTCAACGGTGCATCCCAAACTGGAAACACCTTAAATATTGATGGTGCTCCGAATAGTGCAACTGGGTATCTGAAGGCAGGAGATTACATACAATTAGGGTCGGCATCGACAGCACAACTTTATAAGGTTTTGGCTGATGCAAATTCAAATGGCTCTGGTGAAGTAAGCGTTGATATTTGGCCAGCACTAAGATCATCACCAGCCGATAACAGCACAGTGGTTGTCTCATCTGCAAAAGGGTTGTTTAGATTAACAACTCCTGAAAGCAGCTTTTCTATTGATACTGCTTCTTTTTACGGTCTAGCTTTTGCAGCGGTTGAATCACTATGACAAGATCAATTTCAGCTAGTTTTGCAACTGGTCTACAGGCTTCAACTGTTCAGCCGTTGACGCTTGTTGAATTGTTATTTGATACAGGCTCTGTCAGGTTATGGAGCGGACTAGATAACCTTACTTATGGTGGCAACACATACACTGGTGTTGGAATGTTGCTTGGCATTTCCAGCATTGAAGAAACAGCCGATATTGCTGCAAGAGGCATTACAATTTCATTATCTGGTATATCGGCACAGGCAATTTCACTTGCTCTGACTGAGAAATATCAAAATAGAACTTGTAATTTATATTTTGCGTTAAGCGGCATTGTTGCTGATGCAATTAAGATTTTTTCTGGTTTAATTGATCAGATGTCGATCAGTGATACTGGTGAACAAATGACAATATCATTAACAGTTGAATCGCGGCTGATTGATTTAGAAAGAGCTCGAACCTCAAGATATACATCTGAGGATCAGAAAAGATTATATCCAAATGATAAGGGGTTTGATTTTGTCAACGATCTCCAAACAAAACAAATTCTCTGGGGCCGCAAATAAGCTACCTCACTGGGAACGGTTGTTAGATAATTACATTCAAACAAATATTAATCATTCATTTAAATGGGGTTCTTTTGATTGCGTTTCGTTCGCAAATGGAGCGTTTAAGGTACAGTATGGATTTGATTGTGTTCGGACAGATGAATATTCGGATGCAAAATCTGCCTTAAAAGCACTAAAAAAAATCTGCAAAACAACTGATCTAGCTGAGAGTGTTGATCAATTTTTAACAAGGATCAATCCTAATCTAATTAGGCGTGGTGATATTGCTCTTGTGGAAGGAAATATCATTGATCAGATTGATGGCGTTGGAGCGTCTCTTGGAGTATGTATTGGAGATAAGATCGCTTGTGTATCAATGAGCGGTTTAGTTTTTGTCAGTTTCACGCAAGCAAGGATTGCTTGGAGGGTTTGAATGAGGAAATTCCTTCTCGCATCAACATTTTTAACAACACTTGTATTTGCTCAACCAGCAGCGGCTGATCCTGTTTCATTAATTATCGCAGGAGCAAGCTATTTTGGGGCAAGTGCGACAACGGTTGCATTTCTTGGTTCGTTTGTTGGGAGAGTAATTATTACAGCAGGATTGACTCTTGCTGCTAACGCATTGATGCCAAAACCTAAAACACCGTCTATGTCTGGTATGGAGGGCATACAAGGCAGAGAAGAAAACTTCCCAGATAATTTGGCAGTCCGAAACATTGTTTATGGTCGTGTACAGACAACTGGGCCTGTAATTTATGCTGAAACAACTAATGACAATCAGTATCTGCATATGGTCGTTCCCGTTGCAGGACATGAAATTGAATCCTTTGACGAATTTTATTTTGACGATGAACTGCTGACTATTGATGGAAGCGGCAATGTCACTGCACCTATTAAGTTTGCTAACAAAGCAAGAATTTTAACTCATCTCGGAGCAACCAACCAAGCGGCTGATGCAACCTTGATTGCTGAGTCGAACGGTCTTTGGACGACGAATCATACATTATCAGGCATAGCTTATTTTTATGTTCGATTGACGTTCGATCAGAATGCTTTTCCAAATGGTCGTCCAGTAATCAAAACAGTGATCAAGGGTAAAAAAGTTTATGATCCTAGAACAACAACAACTGCATTTTCGTCAAATACTGCATTGTGTTTGCTAGATTATTTACAGAACTCCACCTATGGTCTTGGTGCATCTGCATCTGAAGTGAATATGACTAGCTTCTCGGCTGCTGCGAACATCTGTGATGAAGATGTTGCACTAGCGGCTGGTGGAACTGAGAACCGTTACGAGACGCATGGTGTTGTTTTAACTGACGCATCTCCAAAAAACATTCTGGAGAACTTGCTTACATCTTGTGCTGGAACAATTTTCTATTCATCTGGCATTTGGAATATGAAAGTTGCGGCATATTCTAGTCCGACGATTACAATCACTGATGATGATATGCGTGGCCCGATTGATGTCACGACTAAGCACTCAAGGCGTGATAATTTTAATCTTGTGAAAGGTGTTTTCGTTTCTCCAGATCAAAATTGGCAAGCAACGGATTTCCCACCAATCGTGTCATCTGTGTTTAAGTCTGATGATAATAATGTTGAAAGTGCGTTAGACTTGACGCTGCCATTTACGATCTCGTCACCTATGGCACAACGCATTGCAAAGATTGCTTTATATCGTCAACGGCAACAGATCAGCTTAAATCTAAAATGCAAATTAACTGCTTTCAGAATTGAAGTTGGCGATGTCATTATGCTGACTAATACTCGATTTGGATTTGTCTCAAAGCCATTCGAGGTTATGAATTACCAGTTTGCAGTTGAAGGCAGTAATGACGCACCAGTCTACGGTGTTGATCTGATGCTTCAGGAAACGAGTTCATCGGTTTACGATTGGAGTGCTGAAGAAACAGCAATCGAATTAGATAATACATCTTTGCCTAATTACTCGTTGATTGATGCACCTGTAATGACAATCAGCGATGAACTGAGAGCAATCAATCAAGAAGTTGTTACAGTCATGCTTGTTAATTTAGCAAGCGGCAATCAATTCATCACCGAATATGAGGTTGATTTTAAGAAAACAACCGATACTGAATATACGTCAGCAGGGAAATCTTCAGGCACAAAATTTGAAATCTTGAAAGTTGAGGATGGGGTTTCTTACAATGTCCGATCTAAAGCAATATCATTTCTTGGTGTTGTTTCTGCTTTATCAACTGCAATTTACCAAGTCGTAGGCAAAACAGCACCTCCGAGTGATGTTACTGATCTTTCGATTAATTCAATCGGCGGGTCTTCTATTCTGACATGGACGCCTGTTACTGATCTTGATTTGTCTCATTACAAAGTTCGTTATTCACAATCAACGACTGGGGCAACCTATCAAAATGCTGTTGATCTCGTCGATAAGGTTTCACGACCAGCTAACTCAGTTATCGTCCCATCTAAAACAGGAACATACTTTGTAAAAGCGGTTGATAAGCTGAATTTTGTTTCAGCGAATCCTGCCGAGATCGTACTGCAAACTAATATCGCTGATGTTGAAGATTTGAACGCGATTGTCACATTAACAGAAAATCCTGCATTTACAGGATCAAAAACCAATGTTGTAAAAATTACTGAAGATGGAACTTCATTTATCCAACTTGATACCACAGTAAATTTTGATAGCACTTCTGGCAATTTTGATGATGCCTTTGGTCTTTTTGATGGTGGTCAAAATACGATTACGACATCTGGTTTTTATGATTTTACAACGTATGTCGATCTTGGAGATAAATATACGAGCCGGGTGACGGCTAATTTTAACAACATCAGAATTGATTATGTTGATCTATTTGATTCTGCGACAGGTGATTTTGATCAACGAGAAGGGTTATTCGACGGGACTGCAACTGCGTTCGACGATACGAGTGTTAATCTTGAAGTAGCAACAACCGACGATGATCCTGCTGCGAGTCCTGTTTGGTCTGATTTCAGAGCATTTGTCGTTGGAGATTATTCGGCAAGAGCATTGAAATTTCGAGCACATCTCACATCGCTTTCAGGTGGTTCAACTCCGAGCATTACTGATCTTGCTGTTACGATTGATATGGTTGATCGTGTAATTTCGGAATCTGATTTAGTTTCAGGTGCAGGCTCGTATGTTGTGACGTTCGCTCAGGCGTTCAAAGGATTATCTGGCATTGGCATTGCTGCACAAAATCTAGTGTCGGGCGATTATTATGCTATAACTGCGAAGTCAGAAACTGGCTTCACTATCGTTTTCAGAAATTCTGCGAATGTTGCTATTTCTCGTACATTTGATTATGTAGCCAAAGGATACGGAAAGGTCATCTAATGTCTCAAAATGACATGACAATATCGAATCAAGGGTTTCCGGCAACGCGAGCAGATATTAATTCTGCTCTGCAAGCCTTAGCGAGCACCTCATCGGGAGCGACAGAACCGTCAACAATGTTTGCTAATCAGCTTTGGTTTGATACCGCGGCTAATAAATTAAAAATCAGAAACGAAGCGAATAGTGCTTGGTATGATATTGTTGAGATAAACGAGTCAACAGGTGCTTTAACGATTAACAGTGCGACTATTGGCGGGACGACGGCTGCGGCTGGTACGTTCACGACTGTGACTTCAGCGACCGTAACTGGTGGTACAGCCGTAGGGTCTTCGCTAACGCTCAAATCAACATCCGGTGTCGGTACGTCCGACAGCATCGCTCTGAAGGTCGGGAATAATGGTGCGACTACGGCGATGACCGCAAATACGAGCGGTAATATAGAATTTAGGGCAGGCACTGCAGCTCTCCCAGCTATTACCACTACAGGCGACACCAACACGGGCATCTTCTTCCCTGCCGCTGATACGATTGCCTTTACCGAGGGCGGTGTAGAATCCATGCGGATAACTGCTAGTGGTGCTCTTTCTATTCCGCTGACTGGAGGGCTTGTTGTTGACGGCAGTACCAATGTCGGGGCAAGTTCCAAATACATTAGTGGTTCTGGGGGATTGTTTGGAGCAAACAATTCAATGGCTCTTAATGTCCCAAGTGCAATGGGTTTTGAGTTTGCCATAAATAATGCTACTCAAGCATCAATTAATACAAGCGGTATTTTTTCTTGTAACTTAACTCAAAGTGCGGCTGGTAATGGTTACGTAAAATTACCTTCTGGAATTTACATTCAATGGGGAGTTGCTAGTGCAACTACGGGGGGGACTACCAGTAATTTTCCCATTGCATTTCCTAGTACTTGTTGGTCAATCGTTGCTGTTAATAATAACCAAGCAAATCCTCCAGCACCAAGGACAGAAGTTGTAAGTGCTTCTCAATTTAAATTAACTGTATCTGCTGGTAGCCCAACTTGTAACTTTATTGCGATAGGTAACTGACATGAAATATGCACATTTTGATGATCAAACTGGGGAAGTAAAAGGATTTTATGCTGATGATGTTCATCATGTAATTCCTATGCCAAATATTGAAATTACTGAAGAGGTTTGGCAATCTCTTTGTGGAAAACATATGCGATTTGTAAACGGTGTTTTTGAAGAAATGCCTGCTATGTTGCCAACGTATGATGAACTCCGTTCTAATGAATATCCAGATTTCCGTAATTATCTTGATGGAATTGTAAAAGGTGATCAGGCCCAAATACAATTATATATTAATGAATGCCTAGCCGTTAAATTAAAATACCCAAAGGAGTAGGCCATAATTACCGCTCTAACCAACCGTATCACCGCACTTGAGGTGTAATTCTGATGGAAGCTGACGCAGCAGATGTTTTAATTTTAATCGCTGCTGTTGGCTCTCAAAATTAGAGCGAAGAATCTGTATTTTGACGATCATCTTTTTGGTGTAGAAGTACATCAGAAAGAGGGTACACAATGTCAGATGATTTGAATCAGCAGATCGGTCGCTTGGAAGCCAATGTTGAGAGGCTTCATGCCGATATGGCTGAGTTAAAAGCTGACATAAAATCAATATCAAATTCCGTTAATCGATGGAAAGGTGCTGGAGCAGTTCTGGTAATCGTCGGTATGCTTCTCGGATATGTCGTTGATATGGTCTACAGATTGTTTGAAAAATAAATGCTTGATCCATTCACCCTGATTGCCGGAGCAACCACACTCTACAACGGCATCAAGTCGATGGTGGATAATGGGCATGATATGCTCGATACGGCTGAGAAGGTCGGATCGTTATTTGGTCGAATTGCCCAGATAACTCAGCTAACGTCAGGCAAGAAAAATAAGCGTCTGTTTCAGTCGCAAGCTGAATATGAAGCTGAAGCAATCAAGTTATATACTCTGAAGCAAAAAGCACAAAAATTACAATTAGACACGCGAAATTTATTTGTTTCTGTCTACGGTTTGGCAGCGTGGTCTGCAATTCAAAAAGAGATAATTGAGGCTCGCAAGGAAGCCCATCGGCAGATAATTGCTGCACAGCGAGAGGCTGAGGAGAACCGGAAGGATTTAATCATGGGTGCTTGGATGATTCTCGCGGTACTTGTATTCGCTGTCGGCTTATTTATTGCGATTTTGTTGTTTGCATGAGATATATCGCCATCATATTGCTGATCGGGATGACGGCTTGCGAGGACAGGTATCGCTATCCATGCCAAGACCCTGCGAACTGGGAGGCTCCTGAATGCAATCCACCTATCTGCACCGCATCTGGAACTTGTTCAGCCGATACGCTCAAAAGAAACCCATGCGGAGCCGTCGCAAGATGAGAATCAAAGAGAATGAACTCCACGCTCTCTTGCAGTTTATTATCGGGATCAGCCTGTGCCTGACTCTGACAGGGACGGTATTTGCCGTGTTGTATAGTTTGATCTTTGTGGTGCAGCCCATCGACGGACAGGCTCCAAACGATCAAGAGTTTTTCAAACTGATCGCACCAATCGCAACATTTTTAACAGGAACTCTGTCTGGTATTATGCTCGGCAGCAAATCAACAGGAGGCAAAGATGGAACTTCTTAAAGTGTTCGGGCCATTGATCGGGTCTGTTGCACCTAGCATCGCAACGGCTCTAGGAGGCCCACTAGCAGGGATGGCGACCAAGGCATTATCTCAGGCACTGCTCGGCAACGAGAGCGGCTCTGAGGATGATCTGAAGGCCGCTATGAGCAATGCCAGTCCTGAACAGTTGTCAGTTCTGAAAAAGATTGATGCTGATTTCAAAGTTCAAATGAAGTCTTTGGACATTGATCTGGAGGCTCTCGCTGTTGATGATCGGAAGTCGGCAAGGGCGATGCAGACTGAAACGAAGGACATCCTACCACGATTATTGGCGATCAGCGTTACTCTCGGATATTTTGGCATCATAGCTTTCGTCTTGATCAGCGGATTGCCCATGAATGGCTCGGAAGTACTGCTCATGTTGCTCGGCACTCTGTCGGCTGGGTGGACAGGAGTTATGGCATTCTATTTTGGCTCGTCATCGGGAAGCCAGAAAAAAGATTCCATGATCTACAACTCAACGCCAAAGGAGTGACCCATGAAAGACAATTTTGAAGAATCATTGGCCCATGTTTTGAAATTTGAGGGGGGATACGTCGATCATCCAAAAGACCCCGGCGGTGCAACCAATCTTGGCTGTACTAAAAAGGTTTGGGAAGAGTGGGTTGGTCATAAGGTGACTAAAGATGACATCAAGGCATTAACGGTTGCTGATGTCGCTCCGCTTTATAAGTCACGTTATTGGGACAAGGTAAAAGGCGATGAAATTCCGAGAGGTGCAGATTTTGCTGTATTCGATCTTGCTATTAACAGCGGTACTGGTCGTGCCAGCAAGTTTTTACAAAGCGTTGTCGGTGCTAATCCTGACGGTGCTATCGGGCCAGCAACCATGAAACTTGTAGCAGAAGCTGATCCAAAAGAATTGATCGTTGCTATCTGTGAGAAGCGTTTAGCGTTTCTTCAGGCTCTCCCGACTTGGGATACTTTTGGCAAAGGTTGGGGCCGTCGAGTCAAAGAGACTGAAGAAACTGCGTTGAAGATGGCTCAGTAATCATGCACCTCGTCTAGGAAGTGATCCTCTGCCATCTCAGAGGCTTTGTCGTTGATAGCCAGCAGGACACTTTCCCAGATCATTTTGCTCATTTCGGATGATTTTAACTCGCGTGCTTGATCCCATTCGAGAGTATTGCCGTCCCATTGAATAGCCGACAGATACCACAAAGATTCTTCTTCTCGGTCAAACACGATATAGGCTTTGACATTTTCGATAATAACGTCTGTTTCGACCAGATTGTTAAACAAATCTAGTTCTTCAATTTCTATCATTGCGTCACCCATCACTCTTTCTCCTTTAATTCATCAAGAGCATAAGCTGTAATAAACTTTGCATGACTTTCCCATGATTGACCACTGAGCGGTGTCAACATTGAGATAAAAGCCAAAGAACCACGCAGTCTTTGTACCTCAGCCTTCAGCTTATCGTGTTCAGTTTTGGCATAATCGTAGTGCATCTGTAGGTCTGAATTAGCTAACCGCAACCGCACGATTTCGTCAGCCGCTTCTTTCCACGGCCCCATAAAATTAAGAACTCGAAGCCTATCTACGATATCTTCCATCACTCTTTCTCCTTTTTTGGAAAGATGCCATAATTTTTTCTCAAAACCATAACCTCCTCAATGTATCGTTCACATTCTTTAATTAGTCTTTCTTTTTCCTCGCTGTGATTTTTTATTGCCTCTAACAAAAATGAAATTCTGGTTTTTGCATTAAGAACTTCAATTCTTAGAAAGTCTATTTCCATTTCTTGTTCAGTCATCACTCTTTCTCCTTCAACATAGCAGCGATATCTTTATCAAATTCCTCATGCGAGTATTCTGGGCAAAGCCGCATCATGTTAATGCGGAACGATGTAATGATGATGCTTTGATTGTTACGCAACCGCTTGATCTCTTCGGCTGCCTCGGCACACCACTCGCCTTCTTGACTCCAACTGATGTCAACAGTTTGCAGTCGGTCTACGATGTCTGTCATTTTTCTACCTCATAGAATTAATCATTATTGCTAGTGCTACACCGATAATTAAAGCCACTATCGGTGTGAACACATTGATCGGATCGATCACTTTCTTTTAACCAGATTAGCAACTTGCTCATCAATCTGGCTTGTTATTTCATCTGTTAATTTCAACGATGTAATCTGCAAGCGGTTTGCCTCTACAGCCTCTGTTGCCTTTGCATTCGAGAACTGGGCCGCAAATGCTGTATATGCCGCAAGATCGACATAAGAATCCATGTGAGTCTTGTTCTGTGCAATCCTAGCCATTTTAACAGCCATCAGGACGATACTGACATCATAGGCTGTGATTGTCTTATCAAGCATCGTCGAGGCGATTGTAGAGGCTCTGGAGAAGGATTGAGAAGCATCGCCATATTCTTCAGCACGGCTTCCGATAATATCGATTGATGTTGAAAGGA